TGTGTCAAACGTTCCTGCTGATGCAGGCATAGCATCATTTGATTTGATTTTAAAATTATTTGCCATTTTTTATTTTCTCCTTGATTAATTAATTATCCTAAAGCGATTGCCAAAGCTGTTGGGTCTGTTGCGTTAATTGTTAATGTTTCGTCTCCACCATCATTGGTTTCAACTATTGTAATTGCTGTACCTGCTGTAAATTTATTTAAAAGATAGTCAGGTGTGGTGTCGTTAGAACTTACTCCTGCTTTAACGTCTGTATCAGCAGTAATAGCGTTCCAAGAACTTCCATCATAATATTTTAATGCGTTTGATGTGGTATTATAAACTAAGTCTCCCTCATCAAGACTAGAAGCTGGGTCTGAACTCGCAATTCTGTATCGATTTGCAAAAGTATTTACATCTGCAATATTAGTAGCAACTGTCGCAATATTATTTGTTGGTGTAATTTGTCCTGCTACTGTAGCAATATTAGCTACAACTCCACTTGCTCCAAGAGTGTCCATGTTTGTAACATTTCCTGAAGTTGCCAATAAATCCATATCGGTAACAACTGCTGAAGTTCCGAGTAAATCTAAATCTGTAATAACTGCTGAAGTTCCAAGTAATCCCATAGCAGTTACATTTGCTGACGTGCCAAGAAGACCCATAGCTGTTACATTTGCTGAAGTAGCCAGTAAATTCATGTCGGTAACAATATCTGCTGTTCCCAATGTGTTCATATCTGTAACTGCATCAGCAGTACCAAGTCGTCCAATTTCAGTTGCTTTTCCTGCAACAACGCCAATATCAGTTGCGTCTCCTGCAACTGCTGTAACATCACTGGAAATTCCTGCTACTGTAGTTATGTTTGCTGATATAGGTGCTAACGTATTAATGTTAGCAATTACTGCTGAAGTTAAATATGTATTTTCTAAATAATTCTTTGTAACTGCGTCTTGTAAAGCCGTAGGGTCAGCTACATTTTTAATTCTTTTACTTTGAGCGTCCCAATTGAAATCGGCTATATCAAAAATAATTCTATCATTCGCTTCATCAACAGCTTCTTGACCCATATAAAATGCTTGAGTTGAATCTGTATCTAAATCATTTTCTGTTAAAACTGAACCTGCCGCATAGTCAACTAATCTTGAAGTTTGACTTGTGGTTCTTTTAATTTGGATTGAAGTTAAATTTCCAGGTGGAGAAGTGAAAGTTATTTGAGTCCCTGCACCATTCCATGTGAAAGCAGTTGTAGCTACACCATCAATAGTAACTGTTATGTCCGATTGGCTTCTGTAAGGGAAGCTTACTGCATAAGTGTCAGTTGAACCATTGCCTGTATATCTTATGAATGAGTTAGCCATTTATCTCCTTTTTTCCTATATCCTTCTAATATGGGTACTCTTTAGGGTCTTTCAGGCAATGTAGTATCGCCTATCTTCCTAATTACGTTTTGAATACCCAAAGTATTCTGAAATATTAATAGTTGCATTAATTTATTGTATTGAGACTCTGAAAAATCATAGTCTTTATCCCATAGAGACTTCATTGAAGCCCCAATTCCTTTAAAACCTTTATTCCATAGCATATCATAAGTTGGATTACCTTCTATAATATTAGTTGCTAATCCTGTTGACCGATAGTGAAAGAAAGGGTCTCCCCCTAATAATTGTGTTCCACTATCTATGAATGCTGGAAGTATTGAAGCAAAGGCTGACCGTTGAAAGCCCATCTTTGCTAGACTCTTTATCAAATCTGCGTTAGTTTTACCGAATCTTTTTTCATAATATTCTTTTTTATCTCTTTTGCCCATTAAAAGCATTTGTGCTTGTATCTGAGCATATCCTGCCATAATCGCAAAGAACATTGAAGTCATAAATCCCATATAAGCCTGGAAGTCACTCATCTTAATTCCGTGCAATAAATGTTTTGTATAAGCAGTCATCATAAATCCTCTGAATTGATACATCATTTTTCCTAAAGTAGAGTCTACTCCAAGAACTCCTTTTCCAGGGATTCTATAAAACATTTCTCCAATATCATTTTCTTGGATAGTTCTTCTACCCCAACGATTCATAGATATAGCTAAAGCATTTGCTGCGTCCTGGTCGTCCCATCTATCTAAATTCATTTTTCTAATTTTTCGTTTAGTAAATGCACCGTCAAAAGTATCTGAATGTTCTTTGAGTTGTTGTAAAATTCTTTTGTGCATAGAATCAGAAATTCCTATGTCTCTTAATCTTTGACCAGACATTACTCTTCCTTTATCAAAAGCTTCATCTAAATATCTTTGCATAATGCCTTTGATAGCTATTCTTTTCATAGCTTGGTTTACTAAGTGCATACCAGAAATATCTGCTGTAAATCTATTTGCGTAATCTAATCCTCTTTCAAGTTTTTGATATTTTGTTTTTATAGCTGCCATTCGAGAGCCAAATTCATCTGTTTGATTGGCTACTTGTTGGATTAATCTTTCACTCCCAAAGCCACCAAATAATACTTCAGCTTCTCTAATAAATTCATCATCTATATCACCATTTTTTAAACGCTTCATCATACGTCTAAGTTCAGGTATATGTCTTATACTTTGCCTTAAACCTACATTAGCAACTAAAACTCCAATTTCAGCTATCTGAGCAAAACCTACTTGCCCCATAATTCTAGAAAAATTCCACTTACGCATAATTCTCCCAAAAACTCCAAAGCCTTTATCATATCCTTCTTCTAAAGGTTTTCCTACTAGCCAATCATAGCCACTTTGTAATGCCCCTTTTTCATTTAATCTTGCACTTTCATTATATAAATCTGGTGTTTCTCTTTTAATCTTATCCCATTCTTTATCAATGTTTCTCATCATTGACTCCCAATCAGATGAAGACCTAAAACCTCTTTGTGCTAAAGCAATTTGTCCAGTCATAGTATTAGCATAATTTAGAAATAAAAGTTCTGAATCATTTTCAAGAAAATCTGAAACAGACATTTTACTGTCTGAAAAAGTTTCATCTAATTTAACTCTTCTACTTCTAAAGAATTTATTTGTGCCACCTTTTGCACCTGTTGGAAATAAAGAACCAATAATTTGATTTATTTTTGTAGGTTCTAAATCTGTTGTCTCTCTTAAAATTCTATCAAGGTCTGCTGCTTTCGCATTAAAGATATTACTTATATTTATAGTTGCATTAGGTTTTCCATATCTTACCACATCTAAAATATATTCAGCAATTTTTTGATTTTCTTTTGCGTTAACACCACCTCTCATAGCCCTAACTAAGAAATTAACCACTTCTTTATGTCCAAATTTTTCAACAAGTTCACTTAATTTTCTAGCTGACCAAACACGACTTATATATTTAAAGCTTTCTTCAATATTTTCAGCACCTCTTACTCCTGCATTTTTTGCATTTTTTAAAAGTTCTCTATATAAATGTCTTTGAGCATCTGCCATTTTTTGAACAGCAGGACTATCAATTTTCTCTCCTCTAATTGCCCTAGTAACCAATTCATTAAATTCACCTCTTTTAGTATTTCCGTATATATTAAAACCTTTTAATTTATTTTCTTTAAGCCAAGCGTTATGTTGGGATATTCTCTCTTTATAGAATAATGTTCTTGTTTTATTAAGTTCATGGGTTTTATGTTGAGACATAGTTCTTGCTCTAACCCAATCTTTACCTTTTCTACCAATTCCTTCATATAAAATATTAGAAATACCTCTTGTTATTTTACTGATAGACATATCTGTTACTGAAGCTCTATCAAATCTAAACCATTTCCAATATTTATCTCCTTTGCCAAATGCTGAAGTACCTTTTTCTGCTGCGTCTTCTAAATGTTTAGCCATGTGTTTCATATAAAGAAAACTCATAGCGTCCATTTCATCAGCACCTTCGTGGGCTACGCCATTTACTTTTAGTGATTCTTCTATATTACATTCTGCCATTTTTAATTCCTATATTCTTCCACATTTAATTACTTTACCATCTTTAGTAACAATATATTTATCTTTACCATCAGGCATTCTAATTTCAATATTTCCGTCTGCTCTTCCAGTTGTTCTTTCAAGAATAGTTTTATCATATTTCAGAGCCGCTTCATCATACTCATCTTGAGCAGTTGTTTTAACTTTCTTATATTTTTTATTTCCTTTTTCAGTAAGTTTTAAACCTGAATCATCTATTAATTCTTTTTCTTTTGCATTTTTTAAATCATCTACAGCTTTAGTAAATGCCGCTTCATCTTCATCAATTTTAGTTTTTCTAATTCCTCTTATAGTTCCACCTAAAACAAATCCAGCCGCAGTCGCTATTAGAACATCATCTAAATCTAGAGTAGGATTCTGTGTTACTAAAAATCCTTCTATAGCTGCATTGGTTGTTGCCGCAGCAAAACCACCTCTAATAATTCTTTGAAGAC